ATCTGGTTGCCTATTTGGTTGTGGTAAAATATCTGCCATAAGTATAATTAGCTATTTATATAATAAATCAATGCATAATTGCTATATTATATTAACATTTAACCCTTCCATTCCACAATCTTTACATTCCAATCCTAATGCTCCATCATATGCAAAAACTTTAGGAAGATGTTTATCTTTTGTTAAAATTCCATAACCCGCTTCATTTTCTACTATGACATCAATATAACCAGATTTTTTTGGTATTTGTGGTAAATCAAAACTTAAAAAGTTTTCATTAAACAAATTAAATTCTGGAACTGTTATACCTCTAAAAGCAGGATATTTGTTTTCCATGTTTGGGATAGATGAAAATGGATGAAATAAAGTAATTCCATCAAACATTGATTCGTCGGATGCACTCAAATACACATTTCTAACTTCAAAAAATGATTTTCCGTATATTTCAATAGTTTTAAAATTATTGAATTGATTATATGCTATAACTTTACATGGTTCTATGTCTCTGAGTTGAGGTCTAGCAGAAATGGAAAGATGATCTGTATAATGTTCATCCAGATCTATTAATAAATTTGAATCGCTATTTATTGCGGTGTAATCAGAATTTATTACATATATTTTTTTTACTATTTCGTCTATTTTTTTAAATAACCAACCTTTTATAGTAAAACTTGTATCGGCGGTTATTCTAAATGCTTGATTCGGACCCGCATCGTTTGGATATTGTAATGAAATATTACCATTCCATAAAACCTCGGTTCTTATTTCATATTGAGTTAAAGAACCATCTAAGTCTGGTGTTTTCCAAGAAATTACAATATATGGATCACAATATGGAGTAAAATTAGATATCAATTGCTCCATATCATTTTGATATTTTGTTATTAATGTCATATTGACACCAATATTAACCGGAATTGGTTGAGGTATATGTTTTACATAATCTACAGATTCATTAATTTTATTATAATTGACATTGAATCCATCATTTTTATTAAAAACTCTATTCTGATCTCTGGAAATAGATGCCATACTAACAGCAATAGCGGGAACCGTAATTCCACCCGGTGCGGGATTTTGCAAAGTATTAAAAACTCTTTGCTTTGGTCCATATACATAGTTTACCTTTATATCATTTGGAGGAGTTACTAAATTTTTGTCATTATCATATCTTTTAATAAAGACATCATTGAAAGCACCAACGAACTGTTCTAAAATCGTTTGAATCTCCCAGTAGTATGTATATTTTTTCACTACTTATATTTACATAATCAAACTATTCTATCTAAAAAATGTTTTGGTAGATTTGACTTCTCGCGCATTATAGTATCTGCAATAATACCATCCAATATATATGTCATAGAATAATCATCCTTTGATCTTGTACACCTTCCACACATCTGTATTAACTTGTCTAGCATTTTCATTGTGTATTGTTTTGGGTTTTTATCAAACATCATCTTTATTCTTTTAGAACCTAATGGTAAAAATGGAGATTTTAATATGATTTGAAATCTACCTAAATCACCATCTAAACTAATACCAGTATCTAGTGATGGACTTACTAAAACTGTTGGTTCAGTAGTATTTTTATGATCATCTAGAAGTTTTTCATTGTTAGTAACCAAATCTTTAAATAAAAATCTTTTGTGTTCTTTAATTTTAATTTTTAATTTATCGGCTATTTGATTAGTATGTGTATGTACTAATCCCTTATCATTCTTATGCTTGTCACATATTGCTACAGCAGCATCTAAAACATGGGGTAAATTCTCTTCCATGTTTTTATAGGATAATCTATATTTTCTACTACATAAAATAGGAGATTTTTTAGGATCAAAAGAGGATTCCATTTCAAAATACTCATAATCATTTATACCCAAACTTTTAGCATATTCTTTATGATTACTGATTGTAGCAGACATCATAAGAATTTTATCTGCACCATCAAACATTTCTTTTGCAATAGGTTTTACATCATATGGACAGAATATAACACCTTCCGAATCTCTTTTTTCTGTCAAGAATGAACACTTTTCCCAATTGTCGATTGTTTCTTTCAATGAATTGAAAAGCCTGTTTAATTTAGACATTCTTTGCATTGATTTAAAATAAAGTTTATCCGTTGAACCATTCGGCATATTGGATAATTGATCTTTTACCGCATCTAGTTCTTTTTCAATTTGCAAATATATATCTTGCAACCAAAACAAAGATGTCTTTTGATCATCGGTCAAAAGTTTTTTGAACTTTATATTTTCTGAATATAAAGAGATATATTGTAAATTTAAACTACACTTTGAAACAAGTTCATCCTCTAAACCATTTGCTTCATCACAAATATAAATTTCCCTTTTCTTTAAAAAAGTTGGTAAATTAAAAAATACTCTATAATTTAAAATAGGACAATGTGAAGATAAAGATTCATTCCTTGCTCTGTAATAAGGACATCTATCGTTATCGAAACATTCTTGTTTTAATTTAGGAGAAAATAAACACGGTGCGTTTTCTGTACTGAAATTACAATCTACTTCACATTGGTAATTATTTTTTCCTTTGATTGTTGGTATATATGGAAAAAGACCTTTATATTGATCTTGTAAAGATTTTGTAATTGTTAAAATAAAAGATCCAGATGATGCAGCATTTAAAAAATTTGATTCATATAAATACTCATTGTTTTTATTCTTTTTATAAATCGCATATGAATTTATTAGTCCCTTTAGACTATCATCCATATAAGAAGCGGAATTGCCTACCGTGAGGCCAATATGACTCTTTCCAGAGCCTGTAGGTAAACATCCAATTACTATTTTTTTACCAGTACTAAAGCATTTATCTATTTTTGACAATGCTTCAACTTGTTGCTTTCTAGGTTTAGAATTTTCTGGAAAAAAATCTACTAATTTGTTTTTATGTTCTAAAGTTTTCAAGACTTCTTACTATATCAACATTGACAACTTTACGCAAGCAAGAACATGGAGAAAAAGAATAATTTTGATGATTCCTTCCTGTGTTATATCTACCATAACACTTTTTACAATTTCTAGGAGGATTTTTGATCAATGGGACTTGACCTACATCTAGAAGTTTAATATCACTTTCAAGAACATCATAAATTGTTCCAGAAAATACGCTATATACTGGTGTTGTTTTAATATTGGTTTCCATCTATTAATAATATTGTATCCCAAAATTTATTTCCTGCAATCTTTTTTGGGTAAAGAGACAGATACATTTCTATATCGGGTGAATATTTTGCAAGAGTTTTTATTCTATAATCAAAAAATACTAAGTTGTCATCTTCATGAATTTCCACATCATAGGGAATAGGTATTTCTATTTTTTCTTTATCTTTTTTTGATGTTTTCATAATGAAAACCAAAAAAAAGTTTTTTTGATAAAACAGTATAAGTTTACCTTTTTTAAAGGATTTTTTTCCTATATCCATTGTTATTTCTTTTTGTAAAAGAAGTTTACATGCATTTTCTAATTTTGATCCATGTATTGTCATTTTTTTATTTGTCCATGAATGCTTTCTTTTGCATAGCAGTCATTTTACCTAAGACTAAATCGAAGTATCTCCAAAATTCGGTCTGTTCTTTTGTTGTACCCATTTTAAACATTTTTATTAATTCGCAACTATTGGCTGGTATTGCTCTCCAATCTTGCATAAAAATATCCCAAACTACAACAAGACCCTTAGATTCCGCATTATACGAAGGACTTGATTTTGGTGGTTTAAAATTTAAAATTTGTTTTCCAAGTTCAGAGTTTAATACTTGAAAATTTAAAGTGCATAACATTCTTCTGGTAGATGGTATACGAAGTTTGTTTCTTCTAACAAACTTTAATTCCAAAATACCAGTTTGGCACAATTTTTTTAAACCTACTACGCTAAGAGCCATATCATTTAGCTATGGGAGAACACACACCAAATATTCTAGATTCATTTAAAAATACAATGTTCTTTAAACCATTTAAATTTGTTACTTGAATACCTTTATCATTAGGGAAAATGATATGATCGCCTTCCCTTACGGTTTGGCATTTAGGTCCAGCTAATAAAACTTTTGCAACTCTCCATGCAAAATGAACAGTATTAATAGGAACCCAAATACTTCCTCTTTTAACTTCAGTACCATCTTCATTCACATCTACATATTGACACATCAAAATATCGTCTAATACTTTATCCAAATTCCAATCAATAAGTTCTAATGAACTTCCTTTGTATAAATCCAATTGTACTTTTCCACCAATTACGTCTTCTTGTTCGGGTCTTGTTATCATAAAATTAATTAGTAGGTGTTTTTAAATCTTCAAGTGCTTTTTTTAAAAAAAGAATTTCTCTACTCGATAATTCCATATTTTCAGATATTTGAATTATTTCATTGTCTATATCGTCATCTATAGCGGATGTTTCCTTTTTAATATAGTCTATTTTCTTGGTACATTTAGGTAAAACTATTCTATAGAAATCTACAAAAGGAAAATCTGAAATCTTAAACATCCATCTGTTTGTTGTAGCATTTATTATATTAACAGTGTCAGAATCCACCATAGACAACCATCTATTAAAAATAAAATGATAAACATTAAAATTAGATGGTTTATATTTTGAATTTTTCAAAACCCAATTTATAACCCCGAAAAGATTAGTTTTGTCTTCTCTTTTTTTCATTATTAATAAAGTTGTTTAAATTTATTTGCGCTTTCTTGCCATTCTGGTGTATTCATAGAATCGCCTAAACCAAAATGTGTTACCTTTATTGGATACACTCCCATTTTTAATTTATTGGAATTTGCTCTTAAACAAAAAGATATATCATAATGATGAAAATTAAAATTTTCATCAAATCTAGTATTTGTATCCAATAATCTATTAACATTAACTCCTATAAACAAACCATCTAAAATCAAAGCACGGGAATCCGTATCACCAAAAGTACTCGTCCATACCTTTTTATCTTTTGAGTGGGAAACTTCTCCAACCCAATCATTTCTATCCGACATTAAATGCCATGCTGACATAGGAGAACCCAAGTTACACTTTTTAGATCCTGCTAAACCAACTATGTCATATTTTTCAAAAGCTAACTTTATTTTTTCTTCAAAAAATAAATCTTCTATCAATACATCATCGTGTATAAAAATAACATATTTGTCTCTATTTTCTTCTGTTATAAAAGAATTATATATTTTAGGCAACCCTTCCTTGTTTTCGGTTATTGCTGTACATTTGTTCGATATTCCTATTTTATCTAAAGACAGACGTAATTGTGAATTTTTTTTGAAATCTTCTAAATTATATTGTGTTGCGGTTACAATTTTATATTGGTTGTTTATTTTGTTCATTTGAAAAGTAAATATATAAGATAAATAATTCTAATGAATAATTTGAGAAAGTCAAAAAAGAAAAACATGAAAACAAAAAAAGCGCACTCTGAAGTAAAAAGAATTTTAAATTCTAATATACAAAGATTAGATTTAAAAGAAAGTTCAGATATACCTTTTATTAAAAATTTTTTATATTCTTTAATTAAAGAACAAGAAGATATTGTTCCAGAACAAGACCCAAAAAATCCAAAAACTCCCAATGATTTTACACCGGAACAAAATCAAAAAGATCTAGAAAGTTCATTAGATCCTAATACAGATCCTTCTCAATTTGATGTCGAGGGAGTAGCACCAGAACTAACAGTTCAAAATATCGAAAAGGTTTTAGAATGGTCTAAAAAACTTGATGAATTTGCAATGTTTTTAAATAGTCCACAGGAAGATTCTTTACATAAAATACTTGCTGATAATGATAGAGCAGGTAGTTTGCTTAGAGGTGTTAC